GCCACGGCCCCAAGGCCGGGCACCGCAACCGGGCCGGGCCGGGTAACCCCCGCAACCGCCCGAACCTGACGTTAATCAGATGCTCATTCAGGCGCAGATCATGCAAATTCAGGCGGATGTGCAGACCAAGCAGGCCGAAATGGAGCGCAAGCGCGAGGAAACCTTCCTTGATGCTCAGTTGAAGGTCTTGGAACTGCAAACCAAAGCTGAAACGCAGATCACGTCTGACCAGATCAGGCGGTCTGCCACGATTGCCCGTGAAACCATGAAGGCGCAGGCCGATTTGATTAAGGAGGCTGTCAGTGACCAAAACCAAGGCGCAAACAATACAGGACGCGCGTGAGGCCGACCGGCTATTGCGCGATGAAACGTTGCAGCGTGTGTTTCAAGAGATTGAACAGCACGTTTTTGACAGCTTGATTGCAGCGGAATTGGGCGACGTTGATGAACTTGTCCAACTCCAAGCGGAATTACACGGCGTTACCGCACTTCGCCGCCGCATGAAAATCTGGGTCGATGCAGGAAAGATTGCGGAAAAAAGTGCTAAGTGATATACAGGAGTGAAGCAATGGCAGACAACGACACCCCGCGTGGGACCGATCTGCAAAGCGCACAAGATGCTATCCGTGCCATGATGGCCCCCCTTGAGGATAACGCCACGGGTGAGGATGCGCCGGTTGAAGAAGCAACCGAGGGCGAAGAATACGAAGCGCAAGCCGAGTATGACCAACCCGAAGCGGACGAAGGCGAATACGCCGAAGGCGATGACGTTGAGGAACCTGACGAACAGGCCAACCTTTATACTGTAAAGGTAAATGGCCAAGAGGTGCAGGTAAGCCTAGACGAATTGCTTAACGGATATTCCCGGCAATCCGACTACACGCGGAAGTCGCAGGAAATTGCAGAACGTCGCAAGGCGATTGATGCAATGGAAGCAGAGATTTCCGCAGAACGTGCACAATACGCGGAACTTCTACCGCGTATGCGAGACCAGTTGCAGCAGCAACTTCAAGCCGAACCCGACTGGGATAGTCTTTACGAAAAGAACCCCGTCGAGGCCGTCAAACTTGAACGGAAGTGGCAGGAAGTTAAGCGGCAACGGGAGCATCAAATTCAAGCTGTAGAGGCGGAACAGCAAAGACTTTTGTCTATCCGTCAACGCCAGATGCAACAGCAAGTGGCAAAACAGTTTGAGGCAGAACAGGCCCGCCTACCGGAAATGATCCCGGAGTGGAAAAACCCCGAAACGGCCCAAAAAGAGGCCGCTGAAATTCGGGATTTCTTGCTTAACAAGGGCTTTTCGGAGCAAGACGTAAACGGCATTACCCATGCGGGTGTTGTCGCTTTGGCCCGGAATGCAATGATGTTCGAAAAGGGTAAAGCCAAGATTAAGGCGGCAAAGGGTCAGGCAAAGCCAGGTCCGAAGCCAATGAAAGCCGGATCGCGTGGCACCCAACCTCGTAAGCGCGGCGATGTAGAGAAGGCGCACCAACGCCTACGCGAAACCGGTCGCGTCACTGATGCGGCTAACGTCATCAAATCCCTTCTATGAGGTAGCATCATGGCTATTGTGACAAATACCTTCCTCACCTACTCGGCCAAAGGCATCCGTGAGGAACTTTCCAACGTCATCGCGAACATTTCGCCCGAAGAAACGCCGTTCCAGTCGAACGTCGGTTCCGAAAGCGTGTCCAATGCCTTCTTTGAATGGCAGACCGACAGTCTCGCGGCGACCTCGACCACTGCCGTCATTTCGGGCGACGATGTGGCATCCTTCGACACCACGGCAGCAACGACGCGTCTGGGCAACTACACCCACATTCGTCGCCGCACGCTGATCCTCGAAGACCGTCTTGAGTTTGTTGATAAAGCAGGCCGCGACAGCGAACTTGCCTATCAGCTTGCCAAGCGCGGCAAGGAACTGAAGCGGGACATCGAGGCCACCCTGCTGGACAGCAACGCTCGCGTTGCTGGCAACTCGACCACGGCCCCCGAAACCGCTGGCCTGCCTTCGTGGATCGTGTCGAACATCGACGAAGCGAGTAACGCCACTGTTGCCACCGGCGACGGCACCGACGCTCGCGCGGACGGCTCGAAGCGTGCGTTCACCGAGGACATGGTCAAGTCGATCATGCAGCAGGCATGGAAGGCGGGCGGCAATCCCTCGATCCTGATGACCGGTCCCTACAACAAGACCGTCGCATCGGGTTTTTCGGGCATTGCTGAGGCGCGCGTGGCGGCAACCGACAGCCCCACCACCATCATCGGTGCGGCTGACGTGTATGTCTCGGACTTCGGCAACCTGACCTTCGTTCCGAACCGCTTCCAGCGCGAGCGCGATGCGTTCCTTCTGGACCCGGAATACGCAGCAGTCTGCTACCTGCGCCCGATCCAGCAGGTTGAACTGGCAAAGACCGGTGACGCAGAAAAGCGGATGGTCATTGCAGAATTCGGTCTGAAGGTCATGAACGAGGAAGCGCACGGCGCGGCCTACGACCTCACCACCGCAGCAGCGTGATAGATCGGGGCGGGCTTCGGCTCGCCCCTTTCACCTTGAGGGCGAGATATGACCAAACGCATCTTTGACACCGACCCGCTGACCGGCATCACGCGCTATTGGCACCTTAAAGACAACGGCGAATTTGTGATTGAAACAGAGCAACGCATTGCGGTTGATGAAGCGAACACGCGCGCCAGGAATGCCACTGACAAGCGGAGCAAGTGGGGTGACATGTCCCGTGTAGCGTCCATCCCTTTGTCGGTGTATTATGAATTGAAGCGCAAGGGCATCACTGACGATCCCAAGGCGATGAAACGTTGGCTGAATGACCCCGACAATCGGGCATTTCGGACGCGCGAAGGGGCAGTGTAATGTCAATCACGTCTTACGCAACGCTGAAATCTGCCATCGCCGACTGGCTGCTGCGCGACGATCTCACGGCGGTGATCCCGTCGTTTATTTCTTTGGCCGAGGCCGACATCTCTCGTAAGATGCGCCACTGGCTGCAGGAAAAGAAGGTCCGCACCTCGGTTGATGAGGGTTTTGAATTTTTGCCGGATGACTGGCTTGCAACAATTTCCCTGCGCCATGCAGACGGGTTGGAAATCAAGCAGGTCGGGGTCACCGAAATGGCGGATTTGAAGGATCTGCCTCGCTCTGGAAGGCCAGCATTCTATCGGCTTGAGGCGGGCCGCATTGAATTTTACCCCGTGCCAGATCGTGGTTATGATGTGGACTTGGTTTATTTTGGCCGCATCCCGTCCCTGTCTGACGCATCGACAACAAACTGGCTTTTGACCAATCATCCTGATATTATGCTCTACGGCAGCTTGGTGCAGGCAGCGCCTTACCTTGATGACGATCAGAAGCTAAGCGTGTGGAGCTCTCTTTACAATTCGGCGTTGCAATCTATCCAAGCCGACAGCAACTCGGCGCGTCACAGTGGGCCACTACGCATGAGGGTTAAGATACAATGACTTCAACCACTTGGACGCAAACCGCTGGCATGGATAGCGGGACTGACAGCGACACTGTTCTGTCCTACGCAGAGGCCGCAGAGGCATCGGCAACCGCCGCCAGCAACTCGGCTGACGCGGCATCTACCAGCGCCACCAATGCGGCAGGCTCCGCATCTGCTGCGGCTGGTAGCGCGTCTGCGGCGTCTTCTAGTGCATCAAACGCTGCATCAAGCGCGGCCACTGCGCAATCCTTTGCCACCTCGGCAAACGTCACGACTGTTGCTAACAACATCTCAACCATAAACAGCGTTGGTAACAATATTGGCGATGTGATTGGCGTCAACGGGGCGCTGACAGAGATTTCCGGCGTTTACACTGACCTTGCAGATGTTAGTGTTGTTTCTGGCATCAGTGGCAACGTGACGACTGTGGCTGGCATTTCTGCGGCTGTTACAACTGCCGCTGGTCTCAGCAGTGAGATTTCGGCTGTCGCGGCAGACGCGGCAGACATTGGGGTTGTCGCGAACATAGTTTCTGACGTTGTTAGCGTGGCTGGAATTGCCTCTGACGTCACGGCTGTGGTTGGCCTTAGCGCCGACATTGCGGCAGTAATTGCCGACGAGGTGAACATTGGCGCGGTTGCTGGCAACATTGCAAATGTGAACGCGGTTGCATCCCTTGAGGACGAAATCAACGCGCTCAACGCGTCTGGTGTTTTGTCTAACATCGGCGCTGTTGCGGGTCTGTCGTCGGAAATCGCGACCGTTGCTGGCGACAGTGATGAAATCAACGACTTGGTAAACATATCCGGCAACATAAGCACTGTGGCTGGCAACATCGCCAACGTCACAAGCGTGGCAAGCATTTCGGGCGACATTCAAACGGTTGTGGGTAGCCTGTCGCTGATTGCTGAAGTCAACGAATTGGACGCTGAAATTACAACTGTCGCTGGGATCAGTGCGGATGTGACTGCGGTCGCTGGCGATGCAACGGACATTGGAACTGTGGCAGGCAGCATTGCTGACGTAAACGCGGTTGCCGACATTGATGCTGATGTGACGACGGTTGCTGGCATCAGCGCGGACGTTACGTCTCTTGCGACCTCAATCGGGTCGATCGACGCCCTGACTTACTCGGACTTGCTGCCGATTGAAGTGCTGCATCCGGCGCAGTTCACTATCCCTCGCGGATGGTGGGACACGGGTGAGCGGCTGCTGACCGGGGCGTCCGAGC